TTTTTTAAAGTCACATGAGCTGAACGATGCACAAGCTCATCATCTAACCAATACTCAACCCAAGTCGTGTATTCGTTTTCATCGTCAATAGAACCTTCTTTCTTCACCAGAAGAGATTCGTCCATATCGCCTTTGGTAGTTGTGACAATCAATTTGAACTCCTAATTAATGCGGTGTTATATGCATTCACAGGCATTGTAATAGTGAAATTTAACATTGTCTTGTCTGATCCAAAGTCGATCACACAAATAGATTTGTTACCTTTGCTCACGTTATAAAGCAAAGCGCATCGAGCAGTAATGACCGAATTGGTCCATACCACATTGTTGAAATTAACATAAGCCGTATAGCCATATGTGTTGACTGTAGCCCCAGTTACCTGGTTACCACCAGCCGTATAACCTGTACCTGTAACTTCATTAGAAGAGGTATATGCAGTTGTTGCTGCATTGATACTAGCATTACCTGTATACAAAGCCATGTATAGCGTATCAGTCAAAAGATTATGCACCCCTTGATATAGCTCAGCTTTGAACGATGTGGTTTGGGTTTGGACTATGCTCATGCTACTGGTATCCTAACTTGACCATCACGATAAGCATCCATACGGAGTTTGCCATCTCCCAAATTCTTGAGAAGTGCAATGGATTGTGTATAACGGTCTTTATACAATGCCTGCAAGTCAGCATCACCTTTAACATAAGTGATGGCCTAATACAAAGTACCATTCAACAAAGCAGAGTCAAAGTTGTCACCAACCCATGTCTCTCCATTTGCGTTATTGATAGAAGTTACCTGAATTTGCAATCCAGCACCACCAGCAATAGGCGCAGATAATAGATCGCCTACAACATAGAAGCAACCTTTACCAACAAGAGAAACAGAAGTTATAACCCCACCAGAAACAACAATAGTGGCAGTAGCACTATTCCCAGTACCGCCACTAAGAGCAACATTGTAATAAGTACCATTTGTATATCCAGATCCAGCGTTATAGATAGAAACTTGTCCAATTGCCGCTTGAATAATAGAAGTTGGATAGTAGTAATAGTGAAGTTCAGCCGTATATGCCATATTTGGTGTTGGGCCAAGAATGAATGTCAATTCAGCTTCATTGCTAGACTGTGGCCCAAAAATAGCATAGTGCTTAGGTTGACCCTGCATACTTGGATTTGGATAAGCCTCACGAATAAAGTTCACATCTTTATTCAACAAATACAAATAGTTACCAGTCGAACCATCAACAGGATAAACCGCAAGAGAATAAACAGACAAAAAGTCAGCAGGGCACGATAAATATTGATTACCTGAAGTAACTGTACCCGTTACATTTCTACGCAAACTGGGCAACTGCACCGTGTTATAGATGCGTTGCTCCGTCTGCTCAATCATGCGATTGAGGTCAACTGTAGGGAAATTATTCTCTACATAGTCATTAACGGCAGTAACCAGTTCGCTGTAATACATTATGCCATCGGCCCTCTAGCAATTCTGCCTTTCTCAGCAGCGCCATTACCTCTAGTTTCTTCACCACTAGTCTTGATGTCATCCATGTTTCCAATAGAAACACCACCATTCAATGGTGTCCAGTTGTGGCGAGTAGGCATCTTTACTCCCAAACCAATATCAGGATGGTCAGGATTCTGCTCAATATCCTCTACACCATAACGCTTGTCATTCATGTGATGAGGAGCAGCATACTTAGCCGCAGTGTCGTTATAAACCTGCTTTGGCTTGTGAATAGCTGGGCTATTCTTCTTGGTAGGTTTGATTTGTGTAGGCATCATTTACCTCTTTGATTGTTAGCTCTGGCCATGTTGCGGCCAACTGCTTTCATTGCATCGCCAGATACACCGGCCAAACCACCCTTCTTCAACTTAGAAAGATTGGTGTGCTTGCCAGGATGCTCTTGTTTATCGTGCATCTTGAAAGCCTTTTTAATCAGCTTCTTGTCTTCTGCGATATCATCATGCTTAGCCATGTTTAACTCCCTGTAATTGTTACCGTACCAACTGCTGTTGTTGCCACCAAATAATTAGGAGTCAACACCGTATCAAAACTACTTGCGCCACCAACAGGATTCCATCCCCATTGTGTATCCCTTGACCCACCAGTTTGAAAACCATTCACATCCACACCGGCAGTATCGTAAGTTGTGTCTGGTCTTGGTTGTCTAACCGCCTGCGGATCATCAACTGGGTACATACCCAATTGCAATTGCGGATGGTCAGGATCCCAGCATTCTTCACAAACTTTCAATTGATATAGTTTAGTCTTAATGACTTCCATTTTCAACTGTTTTAGCTTGTATCTGAACCCACACCGATCACACTGGGCAATCGAGTACTTGCCTGATGCGAAACGGTTACCCACTACACGCCTCCACCTATGAACATCTGTCTAGGCACAAACCTGATAGCCGCCTTCTCACGATCTTCTCCCGCCGCAAGATTAAACTGCTCATCATACTGACCCTTGAGCATCTCAATCCTAGGCATCAATTCAGGTGTTTTAGTAGCTATGTGATAAGCCAAGCCAGCCGCAGCAGCAGGTAAAAACCTATAGTTCATATCCTGAGTCTGTACGCCAGATCCAGTATCTTGAACCCTTCTCATTCTCCAATACACAAATGTGTAAGTCGTAGAACCATCTGGTGTTGGCCAAACAGTAATAGCTGGAATCTGAGGAATGAAAATAGGCGTTCCTGTACCTGCCGTGTAAGACTGGGCGGTCGTATTATTCTGAGCTCTAAAGCAATTCATCAAAGTATTGCCAGAGATGTAGGAGTAATACACGATCTCACCACTTGTAGATCCAAGTTGTATATACCCCTGAGCAGCCATGTCATAGGTGCTCGTCAAAACAATAGTCGTGTCTGTAGTGCCTATGCTTGTCGCAAGATTTACCGCAGTACCATTTACATACAAAGGGTTAGTCTCGCCAGAATTCCTTTGCACCAACACTTGAATTGGTCTAGCCTGAGTCAGCTTATTAGGAATAGTCGCATAGGTAGGCATACTAATCCTAGTGATATTCAAATCAGCTTGATTGCTAGTTTGTCCTTGATTGGTACGGATCACATGATCCATCAAATCAATCGTATCAGTAGGAATAGGATAGGTGTTCAAGCCTTGGATAAACGTAATGGACTGTTGCTGAATCGTCCACATATTGATGCCACGATTCTGCCACTCTATCGTCATCAGGTTCATTGACCTGCGAGCAGTACGCAAGTCATAGCCAGAACGCAATTCACGACCAGCACGCTCCCATGCCTCTTCAGCCAATTCGGTGAAGTCTAGGTCAAATGAGGTTGTGCCAGTAGTGCTCATTTAGTCTCTTCTGGAGCTTCAATAACAGGATCAGCTTCTACAGTAGGCGTAGCTTCAGGTGCTTCTTCTACTACTTCTTCAGGTGCTTCAACAACAGGATCAGGTAAAGAAATAGTATCAACAGATGGAGCATCCTCAGAGGGTGCTGGAAGAAAGCTTTCTAATCCGTTAATGATATCCAAAAGTCTATCTTCAACGTGGCCATTAGCCATCAACTGTTGTGATGCTCTAGTGTCTAACTCTTCAATTAAAAACTCTAGATTGTCTTGGATGAAATCAGGTAAGCTCATTTTGAAGCCCTCATATTGTCAATTAAATTTGGATAGACTCTACCTGCCGCCTTGGCCATCGCCTTTGCTTTAGCCTTTTTAGCAGAACTTAATTTCTTGTGCTTCTTAGCTGGATTGGGTGTATCCCATACTTCACCGCCTTTTTTGTAAAGCGATACGTCATCAGGATGATCCTTACGATGAATAGTCTTTCTTTTAGGCATCTTAGAGGGACTCATAGCCCCCATGCCTCGACTAGGCATCATAGGTATCTACCTTTCGTATAGCCCTTAGTAGCTATACCATCTCCTCTTCCAGCTTTAGCCTTGTGTTTTTCAACTTCTTTTTTAACATGGCCGCCCTTTTTCATGCCCAACATACGCTGAGCATTTGGCAAAGCTTTCTTGACAGGGCCAGCAATCTCTTTGATGAAAGGAGCCACAACTTCTTGCGCTGCTTTTCTTGCAGCCAAGTTTCTTGCGGCATTTGCTACCATCTTCAATGCACCACCGCCCGGAACCATAGCATCCAACATCTGTTGGGTTTTTTCTGGGCTTGGTTTGCTTTCATTAAGCAAATCTCTAGCCGACTTTCTCATGGTTGGAACTGGCGTATTGTCTTCCCAATCACTTCTCATGCCTGGTACTGGAGTGTTGTCCTCCCAGTCACCACCCTTTTTAGATGATGTTTTAGGCGTTTCTTTGGCTGAACTAGGCTTAGAAGCAGGCTTAGTGGGCTTTCTAGGCTCAGATTCACCCTTGCGAGGTACACCTTTTTGAGCATTCAAATAGTCTCTAAGGTTATCAAAACCAGAATCAGCTAACTGTTTTTTGGTTACGATAACTTTTTTCTGAGTAGGCGTAGTGTCAATTGTGGCATTTGTCTGAGTAATAGGAGCTTGTGACCCTATATCAGTAGGTGCGGCAGGCGCTGATCCCATGTTTGAGTAATCAGCTCCCATTGCTTGGTTTTGTTGATCCATAGCATTTTGTGCAGCCATCGGATCGCCACCGCCCATTGATTGAGCGTCTATGCCATAACCATCTCCACCGTCATCAACAACTGGATCGCCAGCTGCAAATCTTTTAACTTTACGCCTAGCCATTTTTAGCTCCTATTTGTGGTGCTTGTGGTGTACTTTTCCACCGTGTGCCATGTGCTTTTGATGCTTGTGCAAATGCTCAACTACATCGTGATGCATATGGTGTCCAGCAGCGTGCTCTTTCACATGGTGTGAGTGATGCACATGACCGCCAGCGGCGTGCTCTTTCTCAACGTGCTCATGGTGCATCTCATGGTGATGAGGATGCTCGTGACCGTGAGGATGAATGGGTGCGTGATGATGTTGATGGTGTTTCATTTTAGCTCCTTAGCAAATCTTGCCGCCACGTTTCTTGGTATTAACCAAGGGGCCAGTACCAATCGTATTGCCCTTCATTGTAGGATTCATACCGCGGGTATGACC